GTCCAGTGCACGCTCAATGGTAAAGCTCTCGTAAGTGCCTACCGTCACGGCGCACTCGGCTTTCACGCCGCCGCACTCTGCCGTCACCACCGCTGTGCCCTTCCCGCAGGGCAATGAAGGTTCCATTTTGAGTAAATTTTCACCACGTCCCGCGGTTTCGCGGTCACGTTCATCTTGCGGTAGAACGTATTCGTCGGCCCAACGCCCACCAGCAGCTGGTACTCCATGCCTCTGTTCAGCTTCAGGTCGTATACGTTCAGCGCCACGGCTTCCACCTTCAGGGTGTACATGGTCGGGTGCAAGTTGTACTCCAGCGTGATCTTCGAGTGCCCCTTGTCGCTTTTGAACTGGCTCACCCACAAGAGACCCGAATAATAATGGCTGGGATTGTCCTCCAGCGCAAACCGCACCCGCTGTCCTTTCAAGGTCTCGCAGATGGTCGTGTACGCGGTCTCCCAGTCCCAGCAGCATAGTCGTTTTCGAGGTAGAACTCAATTTTTCCGGTACGGTCATCATAAGTAGGACGGTTTGCAGGGGTACGGCTGTAGTCCAGTGCGCCGTCTCTGCCGGGCACAGTCACGAATTTCGTCCGCTCAATGGGCGGTGCGATCACCGGCCGCGAGGAAGGGATCAGCTTCCAGTCGTCCCAGGTGTCAATGTAGTTGTCGCCTACATTTATAATAAGAGAATGGTACATTGATCCTCCTCACTTGTTGATGTATCCAATGGTGGACTGGATCGCGTTCCACGCCTTGCCCGCCGTCGCAAAGTTGCCTGCCTGCAAAGACGAAAGCTTTGCCGTGGTCGCGCCAAAGGTAAAGTCTTTCTGGTCCAGCTCATGCAGCGGGATCACTTCCTTCGTGCAGGGCAGCCAGTCATCGATGCTGTGCGGTTCCGCGAGCACGTACGTCTCCTTCATAAAGTCCAGCCGGTCGGTGTCCACGCCAATATCACACAGGTCTGCAGCGTTGATCTGCACACTTCCGGTGAAACCGCTGTACTTTTTCAGCTCGTCCGTGGCCTTCTTCAAAAGGCTGTCTCCCGTGGAATCGGTTCCTTCCACCACAAGGACGCGCTGGCACAGGCCGTACTTCTTGATGGATTCTCCGTTGTACGCTTCCCGCGAGATGGGGTTCGTGGTTTCCCAGAAGAACCATCCGCTCTTGTACCAACCATATGCCTTCACCGAATTCACGATGTCCCCGGCCTTGATGTAGTACGAAATGTCCAGCAGGTTCTTTCCAAGCTCGATCACCTGATCGGTCTTGTCGTTCAGTTTTGCCAGATAGTCCAGATATCTTGTGTAAACGCGCACGCCGTCCACCATTTTGATTTCTTTGCGCAGGCGCAGATATCCGCCGTACTTTCCGGTCAGGCTGTTCGTCAGTACGCTCCAACAGTCGCTGATGGCCTTGGTCTCCTTGTCCGTGTCGCTTTCCGGCTTTTCCACGGTCACGTTTCCGGGTAGGAACACCTTGCCTTCGCCCTTGAAGCCGATGTGTTCTTCCGGGTCGTCCTCCACGGTCAGCGCCAGTGCCAGCAGTTCGGGCGCTGTATAGAACTTGTTCTCCACCAGACAGTCTCTGTCCTGCAAGTATCCAAACTCGCTCTCGCAGGTCACTTCCATGTCCAGCTCAAAGTTCTTTTCCATTTCGGTGATATAGCCCATAAAGATCTCGCGGCCGTCCTCTTCTATGCTGACTACCGGCTTTTTCAGCTCCAGCTTGTCGTAGAATGGGTTCGAGACGGGCACCGTAAAGGTAAACGAGCTGATCTCGTTGGCTTCCAGTGTCACTTCCGGGTCAAGGATCACCGGCGCATTCTCGTTGAACGGATCGTCCAGAATGTTTCGCTCTGTCCAGTAGTAGCTCCGTCCATCCGCCGTGCCTTTGATCTGCCCGATATACACCACGTACCCGGATGAACGGATGCGGTTCACCTTGCAGCTTTTCCGGTTAGTGGTCCGGCCGTCGCTGGCTTCTACCGTCAGGTATAGTCGGCGTTCCAGTCAAAGCTTTCCAGCTCTTTCTGTGATATTTCAAACCGGTATACTCCATTTTGAATTGCCGTAAACGTCCTGTGCACTTCGCCGTTCAGCTTTTCGGTCACGGTAATGGTGTTGCCATCTGCATCATAAACGCGGTACGGCAGCCCGAACTTTCCCCACCGCCCAAATACGCCGTTCATGCCAAAGTAGTTGCTCTGGATCTCCGGTCCGCTGTTGGCTGTCAGACATCCATTGTCGTCCACCGTGGCGTTCTCGTCCACGCAGAAACATACGAGAATATTCGAGCTGGAAACGCCCCACTGCCCCGTTGTCGTATCCCAGTAGGTGTTAATGTACCCCGGGTCGCCGGGGTCGGCACCTCTGCCGCGCTTCACGTAAAGGCTCAGCGCCTCTCCGTAGGTGTTATCGCCATCCTCGTAGTTTTTGGTGCTTCGCGTGCTGAACACATACGTCCACAGGTCGTAGATGTTGCTTCCTTCGGTAATATCCGCCCTGCCGCCGCTCAGACTATCCTCAAAAAATCTTCGGATTCCTGTAAACAGTGCTGTATCTCCGCTGAAGTCTACCACCCTCGGCACAAAGAACCGCTGTTCTTCCAGCGTACCGCTCTCACTTGAACCATAATCATACCGGATCGTCACCGGCACGATGGTCTTCAGCGTGTCCTCACTCAGCCGTGCTGCGTAGGTGTTTTCCAGCCAGTTGCGCAGGGTCGGCTCGTTCTTCCACGAAACATCTTTCTTGTTGTTGCCCCACTGCACTGCGTCTTTCAGCAGGGTGGTGCGCATCAGCATGGTCTTGCCCTTGCCGTTCAGGTCTTTTTCGTAGTTGTGCTGGGCCACCACAAACTCTGCTGCAACGCCGTCCTCGTACACTTTCAGGGTATCACCGGGGCTCAGTTCTTTGATGATCGCCATTTTCTCACTTCACTTTCGCTGCGGTCAGCCGTCCCATCCGGTCGTCGATGTAGCCAATGGCCTTTCTGCCGTTGATGGTCACGCTCATGCCCTTGATGCTCTCGGCCACGCCGTCCATGTGCCCGGCCAGTGCGTTGATGGCACGCAGCGTGTCCTCATTTCCGGCGCTCTTCAGTCCATTTTGAAGCTGCACTTCGGCATCGATCTTGTTTGCAAGGTTCCGGCTCACGTCTCCGTCAAGGCTCAGCGATTTTGTCGCCGCAAAGGCATTGTCGATTTCGTCCGCACCTTCCAGCACGTTGGTCAGGTCCACCACGGGCACGATCTGGGGCGTGTACTCATAGTCGTCGCCCATCACCTTGCTGATGGTCCCAAGCGAACCCTTCGCAATGTCCATGGCGTTCTCGGTCATGTCGCTCACGGCATCGTCCACAATGGGCGCATCTTCCTTCACGCCATCACTGATGCCCTTATCGATCTCCGAGCCAACGTCCTTTGCGCCGGTGGCCTTTTCCTTCTTCCGGCTGCTGATAAACCACGCAATACCGCCGATCAGTGCCGCGATGGCTGCAATAATGCCCACCACAATCAGCAGTTCTGGCAGCACCGCCAGTATGGAAGCGCCCAGCCCGCCCAGTGCTTCGCCAATGCCGCCAACTGCCATTCCTGCACCGGCTCCTGTCGTTCCCAGCTGTCCCAGCATTGGCAGCAGTCCACTCAGGGAATTGCCGACATTTGCCGCGGCTGTCCCGATGTTGGCAAGCTTTCCAGCAAGGTCTCCATTTTGAATTCCGGAAAACAGCTTCAGCAGCATGTCTCCTGCCCCGCCGGTCAGCTGCTTTCCGGTGTCCGTAAACAACAGATCGATCAGTCCCGTTGCCGCCGAAATGATGGCACCAGCGTAGTCTCCCTGCATGGCGGATGCAATGGCCGAGACGAATTCCGTCCCGATCTCCATGCCTTCCTCGCTGAATGCTGCCTTGAATACGGTGCTCAGGGTGTTCGTCATCTCCTCGCCCATGGCTCCGGAGACCTTCGTCCACACCTCGCTGCATGCATTGCTGATGGGCACCCAGTTCTTCTGGATGGCATTGGCAAGCTTTACCACCGCGCTTTTGGCGCTGTCCTCAAGGCCCATGGCATCTGCCAGTGCCCCTGCAAAGCTCACCATAGAACTGCGGGAGGAGAGCAGCTGGTCTTTCAGGTCGTTCACATCGTCTTTGCTCAGTGGATTGCCATTCAGGTCTTTGCCGTCCGCCAGCTGCTGCTGGATGAGCCGGGTCTTTTCCAGCTCGGCATTCATGTTCTGCAGTGCCTCCACCGTGCCGAGGATGCTGGTAGTAATGCCTGATACTTTGCTTTTCTTGCCTCAGCGCTGTTTTCGCCGTACTGCTCCACCGCCTGCTTGTAGGCGTCCTCACGGTCTTTCAGGCTGCCATCGCCGTAGATGCTGTCAGCAGGTCCATGCGGCTCTGCATCCGGCTCTGTTCGTCCTTGATGATGGAAGCTGCGCATCCAGCTTGTTCAGCGACTGCTTGGCAATATCATTTTGAAGCTGCAAACTCTCGGTCTGCGCATCCAGATAGTCGTTCCAGGCTTCCTTTGTGCGCAGGTCGCTTTCGCCGTATTCCTTCCGCAGGGTCTCCCACTGCTCTTTTGCCTTGGCTTCCTTCTTCTGCTTCAGTTCCAGCTCGTTCTTCTGGTACTCGGTCTCCCGGTCGATCTTGTCCAGCTTTGAGGCAGTGTTGCTGTTCTGGGCCGTCCAGAGGTTATACTCTTTTTCCAGTGTACCAAGGTCGGTGTCATACCGCTTCGTGATGTCTTCAAACAGGCCGGTGTACTGGTCTGCCTGCAATTTCGCAAGGCTGGTCTTTTCGCTCAGCAGGCTGGCGTAGGCTTCCTTGGTCTCGGTCTTGTCCGCGCCCCAGCGCTTCAGCATTTCGTCGTACTTTGCCTGTGCAATGGCCACCCGGTCGGTCTGGTTCGCAATTTCTGCCGCCGCGTTCTCCATCTTCTTCGCCAGCAGCGTGTCCTCGTCCGCGCTGTATTGGTTCTCGGTCTGCCACAGCTCGTACTCGCTGTCCAGGGATTCCCGTGCCGCCTTGTTTGCTTCCAGCTTCGGCTTGTACTTTTCCTCGATCTGCTGGGCCACGGTCTTCTTCGTGCCGGAGGAGCCTTTTTTCTTGCCGGTGGTTGTCGGTTTTTTATTCCCGTCATCGTCCGGGTCCTTCTTTATATCTGCGTCAAGGTCTTCGGTGGTCAGTCCGGTCTTGCCGTCGGGCTGCTTCACATGGTAGGCCGATATTTCTTTTTCATACCATTTGTCAAAGCCCGGCATTCCCTGATATTCACTGCCGCTGAGTAGTGCATTTTGAAACTGACTGCCGTAGTTCTTTGCCTTATTCAACAGTCCCGGAAACAACTTATCCAGCCAGCTTCCGGCAGAATCCAACATTCCGCTGATACCGTCACCAATAGCAGCCGTGCCGTTCGTTCCGGTCAATCCTTCCTTGAAGCCTCCGGGATGTATTCGCTCAGGTCTGCCATCCGTGTAGAGGGCGAGTGAATACCCCAGAAATTACGGAAGAATGTTTCTACGGTACTGCACAGTGTTGCTATACCGCCGGTCACAGCGTTCGTGCTTTCCGGACCGGTCAGGCCATTTGCAAGGCCCTCAGCCATATAGGTGCCGTATTCCGTCATTTCCCTCTCGTCCGCTGCTGTGTCAGCAGAGTCAAGCAAACTTCCAAGCAGTCCGCCTTTCACGGTAAACCAGTTCGCCGGGTTCAGCTGTTTGCCGATCAGTTCTCCAGCTTCGTCTTTTTTCTCGCCCAGCCATTCCACAAATTGGCTCCACAGCTCTTCCAGCGCGCCTTCAATGCCGTTTCCCTCGCCGCCTTCTCCGCTCCATGCCCAGCCGATCAGGTCGATCACGGTCTGGATCAGCACTTTGCAAAGGGTCAGCAGCGCCGCGCCGATCGGCTCTGCACAGTTATTGATGGTATTGCAGATGGCTGTCAGGATCGCTGTCAGCGCCGCTTCAATATCGTCTGCCGCGTTCACGATCACCTCGCGCAGCGTCCTGCAAATGCACTCAGCACTGTCAGGATCGCCGCGGCAATGCTCAGCTTGATAATGCCTCCCGCAAATGCACTGAAGGCTTTGCCAAGCTGATAAGACATGCCGAAAATACCACCATGCCTGCCGCCACCGGTGTAATGGCACCAACGGCAAACAAGCCCAGCATGATGCCAATGGTTCCGATCACTCCCGCAAAGGCTTCTCCTGCCGTCAGGCTGGCCAGTCCCTTAAAGGCCGGTGTCAGGATCAACAGTGCCGTGGCCAGCATCAGGCAGGCACCGGCTGCAGATGCCAGATTTGCGGAAACAAATCCCAGCCCCCAGCATCCTGCGATCAGTACGCCAAGTGCTGCTGCAAGGCTGAACACGCTCTTTGCAATATCTGCAAAGTCAATATCCCCCAGCATTTTGATAGCCAGCGCCATTTCGATCATTGCCGCGCCCATGGCCACCATTGCCACCCGCCGCAGCCGTGCTCTCGGGTGCTCGCTTGCCAAGCAGATACAGTGCACCTGCCAGCCCGATCAGCATTAAGCTCACACCGGCCATACCAGCGCCGCCGGCGTCCGTCCCCATGGCTTTGCCCATCTGTTTTACGGCAGCTGCCATCACCAGCAGCGAAGCACTGGCGATCACCATGCTCTCTGCACCCATTTCATCCGCAGGGGGTTCACCTTCGTGTTCGCCATCAGCACCAGCAATGCCGCAATGCCACTCACCACAAGCCCTGCGCCCCGGATACCGTCCATCATGCGGTCACCAAGGCTTGCAAAGATCGCCACAGCTCCTGCCGCCATCAGCAGCGCCGTTCCCATTGCATTGATGCAACCAGCATTCCGCCCAGCTTCACAAGATACTTGATGATCTTGTCAAGGGTGCCCACGTCTGCTTTTCCCGCCAGCTTCTGCGCAAAGCCTGCTGCTACGGTCAGGATACTCATGGCAATGGCCACGCCATTGATGGCTTCCACGGCCCCGTCAATGTCAAGGCCGTTTGCTTCCGCTTTTGCCAGCGGGATCAGTGCCAGTGCGATCATGTCCACCGCCGCAGCCGCAGCCACAAATCCGCCCGCACCCTTCACGCCGCCAAGCTGCTTGTTGAACAGCGCCAGCAGTCCAGTCATTCCGGCCAGCATCGCTGCAATGTGTCCAACCGCTTCCACACTTTTCTCTGCCTGGCCGCGTCCATTTTTCCCAGCTTTGCAACCGTGTTCGTCAGCGCCGCCATACCGATGCTGATAGCTACAACGGTCCCGATCAGTTTCGCCGTGTCAAGGCCTGTCAGGTCGGTGGCTGCCAACACTTTCAGCGCCACCACCATGCTGAACAATTCCGAGATCACACTGGCCAAAGCCTGCACCGCCCGCGTCGGGTCGTTGATCTTCGCCAGCAGATACATGCTCCCGCTGATTAACGCCACCGCCGTTGCAATGGCTTTCGCTGCAGTTGCGAGGTTGTTCGTGGTGTTTGCCTTCGTCCAGGTGTTCACGGCACCCGTCAGGCTCTTAAAGAAATCGCCGATCGGATTTGCCAGCGTTTTCTTGAAGTTGTCGCTTGCCTTCTTCAGCAGCACCGTTGCACCGTAGATTGCTGCCGCCAGTACGCCCACGTCGATCAGCGCCAGCAGCCGGTAAAGATCCACTCCATCCTGCAGGTTGAAGAAATCCTTCACCGCGCTGAGCGCATTCCTGCACGCACCGCTGATGTTTCTCATAATGCTGGTCAGCGTTCCGCCAAAGTCCGCAAGCGCCTTTTCTGCCTTCTCCGGCAGGCTCAGCACCACGTCCCGGATATTCTCCAGCAGCGGTACCTTGCTGTCGGCAAACTCGCTCACCGTGTCCCCGGCACCCTTGAACCCGTTGAATGCACGGCCGATCAGCGCACCCATACCCTCAAAGGCTCCCAGCAGAATGCCGCCCAGCAGTTGGAACGCCGTACCGATGACGTTTCCTGCCGAAACACTGCCTATTTTGAATTTGTCCAGCACACTGCCCACTGCATCCACCACGGTGCCGAATGCGCCGAACTGCTTCTTTGCCTCTTCCATGCTTCCACCGCGCACAAGGCCTTCACGCCCTTCACCACGTCCGCAATGGGCTCAACAGCGCTGCAACAGCACCCACAAGGATACCCAGCACGTCGCTAAGGCTCTCTGCCTGTCCAAGGCTTTCGTCCACCCATGTCAGCAGATTGCCGATGCAGCTTCCAATGTTCAGCAAAAGGTCACCCATCGGGCCCAGCAGATCCAGCAGCTTTCCAAGGATCATAAAAGCGGTCTTGCCAACCGCCTTCACGCCCTTCAGCCCGATGCTCAACACCCGGAATACGCCGGTAAATACTTTCTGTACCTTTTCCGCAGTTTCTTCGCTCAGCGCCATTTTCCCGCTCAGCTCGTCAAACCCCTTCAGAAAGTTGTACAGCGGGCTTCCGTCGGTCATGAACACATCACCGAATCCGTCCCGGATCGGGCTCAATACACTGTTGATGCCTTCCAGCACGTTCAGGATGCCGTTAAAAAAGTGCTCCCGGCCGCTCAGCTGGTTCATCTTGCCTGCAAGGTCGTCCAGGTTCACACTGCCATTTTGAATTTGCTCCGCCAAGGAGTCGTAGGCATTTGCCAGCGCGTACACCTTGTCCCGGTCAAACCCCAGCTTATTCAGCTCTTCGTCGCTCATGGCAGCACGCTGATGGTAATGCTCAGCCGCTTCACCAAGCACTTCATACAGCTGCTGGGCGGTCACGCCGCTTTCTTCCAATGCCTTCTGGAAACTGCCCGCCTCTTCAATGCCTTCCTCGCTCAGCAGGCCCTGATTCACCAGCGCTTTCTGCAAAAGGCTTGTGTAGTTGTCTCCGGCGTCACCAAAGCCTTCCGTTCCCAGCAGCTGGTCAAGGCCGGAGTCGAAGGCACTCTTCAGCCAGTTGTTCCGCCCGGCCGCACCGCCTGCGAACATGTTCCAGAACTCTTCCGCCAGATCGCTCCAGAATCCCTTTGCTTCCTCGTAGTTGCCAAACAGGATATCAAAGGTCTCCATCCAGCCGCTGCTCACAGCGTCCTTCGTAGCGTCCACCGCTTCGCTGAAGCTCTTTGCCTCCTGTGCCGCCTTAAAGGCTTCACAGTCACTTCGTCGTACTTGTCAGCCAGGGCATCAATAGCCTGCGATGCCAGCATACCGGGATTCGCGTCCACCATCTTCTTCACGGCTTCGCTGAACTCGGCAAACTTGCCAAAGGCGGTCTCCATCACCTCTTTGTCAGCCCATTTTTTCGATAGCGTTGAGCTGAACGTGCCAACCGTTACAGCGCCTTCTTTGATCTTGCCAAGCGCTACACCGGTTTCGATGATCTGCTTTTTCAGCTCAGCAGTTGCCACGCCCGCAAGCTCTACCGATTTCCAGTCCATCAGGCTCAGATAACCCTGACTGTAACTCTGGTTCAGGTTATAGATCACGCGGGAGAACTCGCTTGCACCTTGCCTGCATAGGCCGTGGCGTTTGCCATGCCCATGATCATCGGGATAACTTTCTCAATGTCACCGCCGGACGCTGTAAGCTGTCCAAGGGATTGTGTCATGTCGGTAAAGCTGTAGCTTGTCTCGTCCGAAAACCACATCAGCTTGCTAAGGTAGCCGTTCACCTTTGCAATGCTCTTACCCGTCGCATTCATGATGGTCTGCACGCTGGCGGTCTTCTGAGCATACTTGCTCCAGCCGCTCGTCACTTGATTGAGGGAAAGGCTCTTTACCAGCCTCTCACCGGTGTCCACGGCCTGCCTTGTAATGTGGCTCAGGGCCGCAACGCCCATCACTTCCACGGCCGAAAACTTTCCGCTCAGGTCGTCCAGCGCACCCTGCATCTCGTCAAAGTCCACTTTAGCCGATGCATCGCCGATCTTTTCAAAGCCCTTTTCCGCTCCGTCCAGCCGTAAGCTGTCGTTCAGCTTTTCGAGGCTCTGCATGGTCTGGTGCACATTCTTCTCAAACTGCGCGTTGTCAAACCGCATTTCTACTACGCGCTCGTCCACTTCCTGGCTCACAGGCTCTTTACCTCCTTCCACAATTCATCGGCCAGAGCAGAAAAAATCGGAGCCAGGGCAGGGTTAATATAATCTACCCCCTGCACATAGGCCCCGTTTCTTGTGCCGTGTCCGTATTGTAAGATCACCGCAATGGGCACTCCGTCCACAATGTTGGAGTTCTTCCAGCACAGCGTGGCCCCGCTCTTGTCCATTTTGATTTCGTAGCTCCAGCTTGCCGCTGTCTTTCCGGTGGCTTTCGGGGTGGCATCCGCAAGCCGTTCTACACCCAGTTTTCCGTATTTCTCAAGGATTGGTCGCACGCTCCAGCTCTTGATGTGGCTGAAAAAGGTCAGGCTTTTCTTAAAGTCGCCTTTCTGCCGGATCTCAATTACCTTGCTCAAAAGCTCTTACCCCCTCGAGTGAAACTTTGCCCTGCGCTGTGCATTCAGCGCCCGGATGTGCGCCGCCTGCTCGTGTCTACCCATCTTCTCGGGCGGCAGGTTCTCTTCACCGCAGGCCCGGATCAGCGCCAAAAGCCGGTTCAGGTGCCACTTTTCGCACTCGAATGGGATGCCGTAGCTTGCCATGGCGGCATAAAACAGGTCTGCCGTCTGGTAGCGTGCGCGCTTCTTGCCGCCTTTGCGGTCTTTAAAGGTCGCGGCCGTCATCGGGTCGCTCATATATCGTTGAATGGCCAGCCAGTCTTCCCGCCGCAGTCTTGTGTATACGGTCGGGTCCACGCCCTTTGTCAGAGTCATGCATCGGACGAAATCAAGCGTTTCTTCGCGTGTTTTCTTCACATTTTCGTCCAAGTACGGCTTGTGCCACTTGCTTTCCCATTTAGACAGGGAGAGCAGGCTGTACTCCAGTCGAAGCGCCACCGGTTTATCGTATGCAAACTGGTTGATTCGTTCATCCCAGCGTTCTCCACCGGGAATATGCAGCTCCAGCATTCTTTCACTCTCCCTGTACTCTTAAATGTGCTCCTTTAAAAGGCTCCCTCTTAGAGGGGCTGGCGCGTCAGCGCCTGAAGGAGTAAAAAAATAAAGACTGCCCGGAAATTTCCCGGCGCAGCCTCTCTCCGCCAAAGCGGAAAAATATCAGAGCTTATCAGCTGTTCCGATACCACGCTCAGTGCGGGCGCAGCGCTTGCGGTTGCGGCCATCTCCATAGCCGGGTTCTGATTGCGCAGGTCAGCAGGCATCAGCCATTGATGAAATTTGCCGCCTTCTGCGCATCGGACATCAGCTCCATGTAAATTGCGCTGAAAGCCGGACTTGCCTCGAATTCTGCACGAATGGCATCATTCTTGAGGAACAGACGGCCATCGTCGCTCTTCTTACCGTAGGTCAGCAGCAGAACGTCCTTGAACAGTTTCATCAGCGCAGTCTGGTCATTGGCTGCCATAATGCGCTGGATGTAGCCCCTCATACCGCCTTCCACGCCCATCTGCATCTCTGTCAATTCGGCCATGGACAGGTTGAAGTGGAAGTCCTCGGTGCGCTGGTTGCCGTCATAGTCGGTATAGGAAATGGTCTTTTTCAGCATCTTAATCTCTCCTTATCGGTTCATTTTGATTTTTTCCTCTCAACAAAGCTCGCCCCTTCGGGAGAGCTGCAAGCAGCGCCGGAAAACGCCGGACTGCGCGCTGAGAGGGTGTTTTTACACAGCAGCCTTTACTGCAGCAATCAGCTCGTCCGGGGTGGGAAGCTTTGCATCCTCGCTGTCGGTGCCATACAGCAGGTCTTCCACAGCTTCATCTGGGCAGCCGTCAGCACAGTGCTGTCAAACTCCATCACGGCGACATCCTTATAGCCGGTCACGTTCACGGGCACGGTGTTGCACTCCCAGCTGAAGGTCTCGGCATCCGGGCTGTCGTTCATGGTCTCGTGGCTCTTCTCACTGGGCTGTGCGGTAGCGTTCCACACCACATGGATGATATAGCCCTTGTCGGCATCCTCGTCGGTGCCCACCTTGGTCTGCCAGCTGAAGCCGAAGGCCTTGCGCTTCTGCTGACCGATGCGGATGCCTTCACCGGGGCAGCCAGACCGTCGCAGGCTCAAACTCCTCCGGATACATGTAGGCCTCAATAGTAAAGCCGTAGTCCTCGCCAGAGATCAGGCGGGCATACTTCATGTTGTCGGCCCACAGGTCAGTGGGTTCTGCGCCGCTGGGGCTCTCGGTCACGCCGGTCAGGCCATTCCATGCAGCGCCATTAGCCGTGCCTTCGTCTGCCTTGGGGTATACCATACCGTGGGAAACACCGGCATGGAACTTGCGGGTGCCGTCCACATCCCATTTTGCTCTTGCCATAGGTTTTGTCCTCCTTTATAAATAGGTATCAGTACCACACGCTGAATACGTCGTGGTATAAGTTGTCCGAAATAAAATGGCGGTCATGAGAAGCCTTTGCAAGCAAACCCATGGCCGCCGTCATTTCGCTGTCCGGTTTCGTGTCAATCACGGTAACAGAATAATGGAAGGTCTGGCGGTATACGCGGTCGTCAGCCTTCGGACTGCGGATCTTTTCCAGCTTGTAGCAGATACAAGGGTATTTCATCCGCAGGTTTGCAGGCGGCTGGTAGTACACGTTTTCACTGCCACACCGCTGTTTCACGATGCTGCGCAAAAGCGCATCCAGCCCGGAGCGTCTTTCACTCAGTTTCATTGCCATGCCATAACCCTCCCAGCGTCAGCACGATGCGCGGGTACTCCACGCTCGCGTCCGTCACCTTCCATTTTCCGCCGTAAAGCGTCGCATACCGGAGATTGCAAAAGTGCTCCTGAACATACGGGTCAGCGATGATGCTTAACGTGTTCGCAAGGCTGATATCATCGTTCACCTTGTCGTGGGACTGTAACCTGCGCATGTTCCGTGTCAGGTCGCCGTAACAGTCACGCTCTGTCACGATCTCCGAGTGCACACTCAGCTCTGTCTCCTTGGTCTCCACGAAACCAAGCTTCCCAAACCACTTGCTCATAGCACTTTCACTCCATTTTGAATTTTCTGCTTACTTTTCGGCAGAAGCAGCCCATGCCTGGGTCTTCACGGTCTCACCGGTCACAACGGTGATCACACCGGTCGCACCAAAGGCCACAGGCACCAGATAGTTTGCGCCCTCCACGATCAGCAGACGGCCCTTCACGAAGGCATTCTCGATCTCGGCCTTGGTCGCGGTCTCCTTATAACCTTCGTCGGCATACAGCTTGTGGTCAGCGGTCTTGCCATAGGCCACATAGTTTGCAACGTGCAGGTCCTTTCCCTGCTCATAGAGCTTGTTCAGCATTTTGCATCTCCTCCTTATCAGGCAGCCTTATACTCAATGGCCATTGCGCCGAACGGGGTGGTCATGGCACCGGAGCAGCGGGTCTCGATCAGGTACTTCTGCTGGTTGTAGTCGATGTCAAAATCATCGAACATGTTCACAGCACCGCCCTTGTCTGCGCCAACGGTGTAGTCGGCCAGGTTTACGATCAGCCAACGAACTCGCCGCCGTTCACGCCCTTCATGTTCTCCATCTGCGGCACAGTCACGATCTCCTTCACACGCAGTGCTTCGGCAACCTCTGCATCGTTCTTGTACAGGCGGTGGCCGATCTTGTCTTTCATCAGACGCAGGTCGGTCAGAATGTCCTCAGTGGTGTAGAAGGTCGGATTGCCTGCGCCTTGTAGTTCTTACGGGCCTTCAGCACAGCGGTCATCATCTTGTCCAGCTTCGTGGCAGTGTCGTCACCGGCAGCGGTCTCCACCTGCACCTTGATGGTAAACAGGTCATCGTCGTTGTAAATGGGGCGGATGTTGCCCTCGTTGATCTTATCATCGCTGGAGGAAAGGCGGCCGTCACCGATCAGGTATGCGCGGGCCAGCTCCTCATTCAGCTTCACGCGCATCTCCTGCTTCAGCCATGCGATCACGTCAAAGCCGGTAATATCCGCCACATCGTCGCGGTCCATCTTCTGCTTCTTGTAAACGGTGGTGGGGGTAGTAGAGCGCTTCAGCAGGCTGAACACCTGCTCCTTCTTGAAGTTACCCTTGATGTAACCCTTGGCGCAGGCATCCTCTTCGGTCAGGTCGGCAGCCATGCTCTTCACGCGGCTGAAGGGAATGTGGTGCACGCCGCTCATCACCTTGCTCACCCAGCTCTGGTCGTTGTCGATAATGCGGGGCGGGGTGTCCAGCAGGTGGTCCTCGGGGAACAGCCACTCCACATCCTCAATGCCGTGGGCGATAAATGCGTCCTTCATGCTGCCGCAGCTCTTGCCGTCTGCAATGGCGGCATTGATCTCGTCCATGCTGTGGCGCAGCACGCCCTGCTCGGGGTCATTGTCGAAAACGTTGTGCTTCATGTCGTCCTCCTCGTCGTAATCGTCGTAATCGTCTTCGTCGTCTTCCTCATCGTAATCGTCCTCTTCGGGGTCATCGTCCTCGTCAAGGTCGTTCTTGGCCATGCCCACCAGAGCGTACAGAGCTTCCTTCTGCTCGTCGTTCATGGTGTCCACAACTTCTTCCAGCGTCTTGCCGCCTTCCTTTGCCATTTCGTCATCCTCCTCGTTCAAAGGGTTGTCGTCAGGGTCAAGGCCGTGTTTCAGGCTCAGGCCCCCGTCCGTATAGATAAAGGCTTCGCCGCCTTCACCGTCGCTGTCCGCGCCATGCGCCACGATCTCGTCGATCAGTGCACCAGGGTTGCATCCGGCCAGTACCAGGCTCAGCTCCCGGATCACGCCGTGCATCACTGTCTGGCCAGCTTTCTTCAGCCGTTTGCAAAAATGCTCATGGCATCAATGTCTCCGCTGCGCACGGCCTCCAATGCCGTCTGGCCGCTGGGGGTATCATTCATCTTCACATAGGCATAAACGCCGTCTCTCCGGTTCTGCAAAAGGGCATGACCCAGCACGTATTCCGGGCCGGAGTGGTTGTGGTTCCACACCACAGGCACCTTTCTGCCGTTGTCGTCCGCAAAGGCGTTCGGGGCAATGGTCAGCCCGTCATAGCACTTCGTGTTCGCCTTGGTCGCATAGCCGGAAAAATCATAGTCAAAATTTACTGCCATTTTGATTTTTCCTTTCATTAAAAAAGCTCCCTCTCAGAGGGAGCTGTCAAGCAGGGCTGCCGTCAGGTGGCCTGCGAGACGGAAGAAGTTTCCCTTGCCAACAGCCGGTCAACCGTTTCTTTCCCTCCCGCCATGGCAGTCGGAGTCTCCTGGTCAGAGCTCTGGTTCAGGTTCTTGTTGCTCAGTTCGTCCGCACGTGGGTCTTTGCTGGGCTTCAGGCCGATCACCTGCCGGAACTCGTTGCTGCTCATGATCTCGTTGCGGGTGAACTTGTCCGCCATTTCCGCCACCGTGCCAATGGGTGCCAGCTTGAACGGGTCACGGAAGAACAGAATGCTCTGCCCCTGGCTTCTTGCTGTCCGGGTCAGGAACTTCCGCTTCATTTCGTCGGTAATGGCGCTCACGATGGGCTCCACGATGCGGTTGTAGTAGTTGGTCATCGCGGCCTCGTCTGCGGTACCATTCATGATCTCGAGGGTAATACCCAATTGACTGTAAAACATGTTCGTCAGGTATTCGATCTGCTTCAGAAGGTTGTTTTCAAGGCTGCGGTTCAGCTGTGTCACCCGCTCGGTGCCGTCTGTCCACGCAATTCCGTATTTCGAGTCGCGAAGCTGGTTCTCAATTTCCAGCCTGCGCCTGTTGGCCTGCTCCCGCCGCGCTTCGCTCTTCACCACATAGGGCAGCTGGATGATAAGGTCCAGCTTTCCTGCACCTGCCTGCTCGTCCACGACGTCCAGCAAACTCAGCTTCCGGATCAGGCGCTGCATGGTACTGTTGGCTCGTTCATGATGGCGTAAAACGGGTTCTCGATCAGGGCCACCGTCTTTTTGGGCAGCACCAGCTCTTCTTTCTGGCCAGTCTTGTCGTTGTAAAGCCGCACCCGCACATGCTCCGGGTACCACTCCAGCACTTTTCCCACCCGCATGGAGTAGATCTTGTAGCTGTCGCTCTGGCTCGGGTCAAAGTTCGTTTCCACCGGCACCACGGCTACCACACCCTCGTCCAGCATGCTCATCACAATGTCCTGCATAAGCCCCCGGCCCGTCTGGTCGAGGTTTGCTTCCATATTCAGGCAATTATTAAGGCCCGATTCAATGACCGAATCAAACCGACCATTGTCGTCGAGCCTTACATGTTGTATCGTGATGGCGCTGCAGTCCATCGAAATGCGGTTGTATACGCTGGTCACGAACGTTCGCTCGTTTCCGCGTGTCAGCCGCACCCGGTCAGGTCGGTAGCTGTATCCTCCCTCATATCCTCCAAAGTTCCGGGGAGGGTCCCGGTTCAGAAAAGCGTTCCAGGCATGCTTCAGCCGGGAACCAAAACTCAGTCCTGTTTCCATTTTGAATTTTTCCTCCCGGTGTTACTTGTCGTCTTTTTTTTCCTTATCCAGACTGCCCGTGCCGACAGCATTCGCCAGATCAGGGTTGTTAAAGATGGACATCACCGTCTTTTTTCCGGCGTACAGCATTGCACCCGTGGCCATCTTAGTCAAAGCCTGCTGCTCGCATTCGTGAATATGGTCTTCACAAAGGTCTGCCCGCCGTTGATCTCCTTTTTCAGGTTCTTCACGTCCTTCTGCAGCTGCAGCCGCTCCCGCTCCAGCTTCAGTTCCTTGTTCGGGTCGTCCTCCCGCACATTGGTCTGCCCTGCAAGGTCGCGGTACTGCTTTTCCATCTGCATCCGGTTGATCTGGCCCGCAGTTCTTCGTCGGTGTAATCGCCGGCGCTTTTCTTCGGTGCTTTCGGGGCATAGGCGGGCTTTTCCTCACCGGTCTCGCCCTCTGCACCGTAACGCTTGCGTCCCGCCGCAGTCAGGGTGCCGTCCGGGTTCTGGTAGCGCCGCACGCCCCACTTCTGCCCTTTGATGCCCCAATGGTAAAGTTCTTCACTTCTTACCATAGGCATCACACTTTCTTGGGGCTGTAATATGGGCGCTCACGCACATTGTCCATAATGCGCTTCTGACCATTACGGGTTGCCTTACTTGCGGTGCGGCGCTTTTTACGATACGCCTTTGCGTCTTTCTTCACCTGCGCCGCCCGATTTGCAGTGGCCCAGCGCTTGCGGTCCATGCCGTGCTGCTCTGCAATGCGCTTGGAGTTGTTGGAGTTGGAATGCCGTGTAGACGTGCTGGTCTTTTTGGCCGTGGAGCCGGAAGATGAAGGCGCATTCTTCTTTTTCCGCCTGTTCAGCAGATTGCTTACGACCGATGCACCTTTCTTTGCATTCCGCTTGATATCCATTCCAAGCTTCTGTGCTTTGCGCTTTGATCGTCTGAGCGCCTTGTCAGTCTTGTACACAAGCTCCATCCGGTCGCGGTTTTTCTCGTAATTATCATCGCTTTTACGATTAAACTCGCGTTCAGCCTTGCGGGTCGCATCCGTGCCCATATAATCCATATGACGCTTTTTACCAGCACTGTTTTTGTATGTAACACTTGCGCTGTCTCCAGTGCTAATGATCATGTCAGGTCTCCACCGGTTTTCACGATGCGATTTTCTCGCCTTGTCCAGCAGGCTCTCTTTCTCATTTGCTGCGGCACCAGCATGGCTGCCCTTGCTCCTCCGGTACGAAGCATACTCTTCTGCCGAGTAAAAGTAGCGGTAAATGTTCTTTCCGCCCCTGTTGCCCACCAGCTCGCGGGCATAGTACCGGTGGTCGTCCCGCTCGGCACCTTTCTGGCCGTGTGCAAGATATTCCCAGTAATCCATTTTGAAAAACTCCTCCTTTTCTTTTTGCATCTTATGGCTTTGAACTGATTTCTTTCATAGCCTGTTGCTTTTATCCCCGTTTCAGTGCTATACTGCTTTAACAGCCATCTTATTAGGAAAGGGAATCGTGTATGTGGAGTGCTAAATGCCCCAAATGTGGAGCAAAGATCCTGCTTGAAGATGCCAATGCAAAAGTCATTCAGTGTGCATCCTGCGGAGCACAGGTCCGCGTTAATGTCAACGTGAACTATAACTACTCCAAATCAGAGCACACCGAGCATATCGTCGATGATGCAAAGATCAAGCAGGCCCAGAATGTTGATCGTGTCATCAACCTTTTTGCCTCTCCCATCGAGGAGCGCCGCGCCAAAAAGAAGGCGGAAGAAGAGCGTATACAGCGCGAAGCAGACCAAGCCGAGCGTATCCGCAAAGAGCAGGAGGCAAAAGACGCTGAAGAACAGCGTGCTTACGAAGAATGGGCCTCTGCTCAGCACGAAAAACACGCCCGTCAGGCCGGGCGAGCAATCGCCAAGGCGATCAACTACTATCGTGCCAACGAACGGAAAATACTCATCAGTGTCGTTCTCATTGTTGCTCTTCTTGCTTGCCGCGCGTTTACGATTCCATCAATCAAAAGCGGGAACAGGAACTCGCCGCGCATCAGGCCGAGCTTGCCCGCCTGAAGGATGAAGAAATAGCCGCATCGCACCTTGCAATGGGCGAAGTCCGCATGCCAAACATTTCCATGAGCGAAGATGCCCGCGATGTCATGAAAAAGCTGCGTGATGCCGGTTTCATCAATATCGTCGATCAGCCAAAGCACGACTCATCCTTGGTAACAATCACTCGCAGTACGAGATCGTTGAGATCACCGTCGATGGCGCCCCATCTTTCCGGACCGGTGAATGGTATCCACTCGATACGGAGATTGTCGTATCTTACCACACTTATGTTTTTGAGTGATGTAGAAGGTAAAATATACCCTCGTGGATAGTTGCCCATTTCACTACTAATCACTCAAACGCATCCCGGTTCACCTTGTAACTTACATACGCATCCATCATAGCGGCAACCGCATCGATCTTCTGGTCATATCTCTGTTTCAGAAGCTTGCGGTTGCCGTTTGTGTCTTCCAGCGTAACGCAGTTGCCCATGGCAAATTGCATCAGCGCTTCGTCAAACAACAACTTCCGCTGTTCACTCAGCTTCTTCAGCTCACCCAACGGCACGCTCTCGGTCTTTGCGCCCTGTATTACCTTTTCGATGCCGTACTCGCCGTTCTCTCTGGCCCACCGCTCCACAAAGTCCTTTGCATTGTAGGGATCGTAGCCAAAGCACCGCACATCGTACCGGCTCTGCTCAATAAAGGTGTCAAGGTCGTCGTAAACCTCCATCATGTCCAGCACGGTGCCTTCCATCACGGCCAGCGTCCCCTCCCGCATGAACTCGTCATATTTCTGGCGCATGGACTGCGGCAGCTTCGATAGGGTGTAACTTGTAATGTAGTCCCGCGTCTTCACACCAAAATATCCGTGTTCCAGCGGGAACAAAAAAGTAAAGGCGCAAAAGTCGTCACCCTGGCTAAGGTCTGCACCTAGTGCGCACGGCAATTCCCAAAAGTCCCTGTGCCGGTGCGGCAGTGTCTCTTCGTAGGGAAAGAAGTAGGTGTAGCCTTCCATCGGGATGCCGAAGCGTTTTGCCAAAATGTCGTTGCGGCTGGCGGGGGCCTTCTCAGCTCTTTCCACGTCCAGCTGGTAAGCTTCATAGCTCACGGTCTGCCCAAGGTTCGGGTTTGCCTTTACCCACATGGCAGGGTCATTCACCTCGTCAAGGCTGTCAAGCTTGTAGTACAGATAGAGACATGCGGGTTCACGTAGTCGCCTTTCAGGATGCTCATCAATTCCATTTTGATGTCATCGCCGCATCCGTTGCGTACCGTACCCTCCGAGCTTGTGGCAACAATAAGGTAATCCTCCACTTTGGAACTGCCCTGCTCAATGGCGCCAATGGGATCTTCCGGATGGGGCAGCTCAGCCATTCGTCAACTGTTGCAACCTTGTCTCTCCGTCCCTGCAGCTTGTCAATGCTCATGGGGCGTATTTCCAAAAGGCTGTTGGTCAGAAAGTTCTCAATGCCTTTTTTCGTACTGGCCAGCTTCATTCTGGCGCTTGCCGAGCCTGTCGTGCTCTGTAAGCTGCCCTCGGTCATAAAACGGTAAAGAGGTCCCCTTGCCCGCGCAATCGCTGTGCGTACCGGGCTAAGGACCTCTTCTGCCTGTTTCATGGTGGGTGCCGTCGTGATCTGCTGGGTCGTGTGTCCGTCTACGGTGAGGAAGTATTGCTGCAGACAGCTGTCGTACATGCTCTTTGCCGCGCCGCGTGCCACGATCAGGTATTGTTTTCGCACAAGCCGGTGCTTGATGCGCTTTGTCACATATCTGCCGCCGTGTCCGTCGGGGCCGGGCTTGTACACTGTACGTTCCTCAAAGTAGTACCAGCCAAATATCGCTTCTGCCCAAAGCTTAAAACTGTCCAGCAGTTTCATGTCACTGCCATCGGTCAGGGTAAGTTCCCGTTCGCAGAACTTCACAAAGCCTTCCACGGCTTATCGTCATAGTAGATGCCCGGGTTTGCGATCAGGTCGTCGATCCGGTTCATCTCCATGCTGATTTCTCTGCAAACGGGGATCTCCCCGCGCATCACGGCCTCCCGGAACCGGCCGTAGTAGATCGGCGTTGCCGTGTTCGAGAGTGCCATTTTGATTTTTCAGCTCCTGTTTTTATTGATCGGCTTTTTCCGCGCTGTCCTTCTCGTTCAGCATCTCGGTCAGTTCTGCGTACTGTTCATCGGTCAGCTTGTTGGCAGCGTAGAAGATGTCCAGCTTCTTTGCCATACCAGCGGTCTGACCGCGCTCGATCATGCGTTTGCAAGTGTTATAAAGTACCATAGTATTCCTTCCTTTCTGTTTATGCGCTTTCAGTTGTTTCGTCATCGGTCACGCCCAGCTCCAAAAGAGTCAGGCGATAGTCCTGGTCAACGTTCAGTGCGTCCGCGTCTGCCAGAGCAGCATGCAATGCCGCCACCGTGTCCGGCAGCTTCTTCCGGGCTTCGGCCTTCTTGCGCGCTTCTTCCTGCGCGGCCAGCTCTTCGGCAGTGTAGCGGACGTACTTCTGGATGGGCACCTGTTCCACCCATTCCTCCTGTGCCTGTACTCCGGGGCGGTCAACGACCTTCTGCACATCCTTGCCACCGTTCGGATACTCGGTCACTGTCTCCCAGTGCCACTGCTCCTCCACGCCCTCTACGGCGGGGTGGGTGATCTCTTCAGTGCTGGTGGTCAGATACCCAAGCGCCAGGTCCGGGTTTTCCACGACCGCACCGTTCTCGTCAATGATCTTCATGGTTCAAAACCTCCTTTCTCATGCCACGCGCTTCCAGATGTGCACATAGTAGGCGGCGGGCTGCACGGTATAGCTGCGACCGTAAATCGAATTCGAGCGGGAAGCATCAAAAGAAATATCATATGCCGACCCTTCATATCCAGCATATCCACAAAAAGGAGAGCTAACCTCTGTAACTGCCAAAGCACCTATTGACGATATGGCGTTTTTATTACCGCGAAATGGTGATGTTTTACCGTTATTTGAGGTTTCGATTAAACTACCTGCAATGTTCGGCAGTCCGGCCTCCACGGTGGTGCCGCTGCGTGGCGTAGGATGCACCATCAGCACCGGTTCTGCGCAATCTCCTGCCAGCTGCGCCGCAACAGTGCGGCGGGGCGGTGGTGGGGTCGGTGCTCTGGTAGATGCTGCCCACCGGATGGTCTGCAAGCTTTTGCGCTTCAAGAAGCCTGTTTACTTGTTCCCGTGTGTAGTAGTCGGATAAATCAGCTTTTTGCACGCTGTTCCTTCCACGCGCCCGTGTCGCTGTCCCACGTCCAGATGGTGTCGGTCGTGCCGACCACTGCCCACCAGCCGTTTTCGCCCACCGGCACAGCAGTCTTGAGGGCTTCCGGCGTGGCGTACCAGCCTGTGCACCGATGGTGATAGTGCGCACCTGCTCAAAATACTCTTTGGTCCCTTGCAGGTTTTTGGCAGACTCCGTCTCGGACACTTTCGCATTTTTTTCGCTCTTCGCTGCATTTGACGCACTCGTGACTGCTTTGTCAGAGTATTCTTTCAAATCGACCTTAACAGCGTTCGCAGCATTTGCAGCCGCTTGTTCTGCTTTTAGCCTTTTCGGATGCAGCAGCATGCGCTGCCGAAACGGCTTCTTCCTTTGCGTTAATTGCGCCCGCAACGGTACTCAGCTCGTTTAAGGTGGATGCATTGATTGGCGTTCCTTCTTTTGTTGGCTCGTCATTTCGGATAAGAGTGACAATTTCGGATGTTCCATTCGATTTTACCATTGTCCACCGACCCGGATATTTCGCCACACGGTCTTCAAAAACCATATTGTCCATCTCCTGTCATGTATTCGCCGGAAAACGTAACGTATGTTTTAGCAAGCGTTTCAATGTCGAACAAAATTTGCTCGATTTGATTCATCCTTGAAAAATCGAGTTTATTCATGCTTTCTGGCGTATCTGCAATAGCAGATGGGCCAGAGCATTTAGTGCGAATGGAGTTGATGTTAGAAAGCCAACGTGTTGCATCGGAGATTTTCATATATCCATCGACTGTCCAATCAGTCCGAACAGAAACAGACGCGCCAACAATGGAGCCAAGCTCTTGAATACCAGATTCTATACGGTTAAAATCTGTATAGCTTAAAGCGCCCTTCATTCCGGCAAGCCATTCCGATTGTTCGGCTTTTGTCCACGTGCCTGTTCTCGCCTTTGCGGTGATTTTTTTTCACACGATCAACATCTGATTGCGTTCGGTCTGTAATCCAACGAGCCATAAATTATTCTTCCTCAACTCTGTTTTGATACCCAATAGGCAAATTGCTCGGAACGGTAAACATGTAATGATAGCACTTATAGTTTGCGTCGCCAGAGCCGATACAGTCATAAAAAAATACTTCGTCTTCGTCATCATAACTGCCAAGATGCGCTCTGTCCCAATACTGTGAAATAACAATAGAACGATAATAGATATTTCCAACAGAAGGATCCATGCCAAAATATTCAAGATGAGTAACGGGAGTTCTCGTCCATTGCTGATACGGGCTGTAGCTGCTTCCGACAGTAAAAAAAAGGATTTCTCAAAAGTTCTTTTGCTGTAGGGAGCGGGCTTCCTTCTACATTACATCCATAACCCCAAATTTCGTTAATATCACTACTGTTATCGGGAAATCCCGTAGTATATTTCTTTTGCGGAAGGTAAAAATATACTGCGAGATAGAGTAGACACGGCAGAAGGTACGTACTCGTTAGAATTATTTTTTTTGAACGCGGGAGTATAATAAAAAGTAGTTTTGCCAATTTTTCTGCATAAAATCAGAAAAAGAATTTTTTACGTTTCCGTTTAATAAGGCATCAATACTGCTGGTCGAATACTCTGCGGGAGTTGTCATTTTGCTATCCCACGCAAAATCCTCTGTACCGTTGCCAAAAATCGGGTCTTTATGCGCTAAAAGCGTTCTTCCGGTCCCGTTTAATTCAGGCTCATAATTATGTTTTGAGACAAGAAAAGCAGTGTAAACGCCAGCGACGGAGATGTAAACGGTATCGCCTTCTTTGAGGTTGGAAATCTCGTCCGCAATCGTAGTAGCGTTGCAAGAAGCGGAAAGGCTTGCGACTGTAGCTGTGATCGTTGCCTTTCCACTGTGTAAATACGTGACTTTGCAGACAGATACACCGCGTTCGTTCTTGATGACATTCAGTTCAACGATACCATCGGGAGATGCATTCCAAATAATAACAGGGGAATCGGCAGACGCAGGGGTAAGCGTTGCAGTGAGTGTAATCGTATCGGAAGGATGCAAGTAAATCTCAGAAGCATTGATTTGTAACGAATCAACATCTTCAATCATATACCCGGTAACGGAACCCTTGAAGCTACCATTAAACGTGTAAGAAACATCCGTAATCAACAAGTTAGAAGAATATCCAACTGATGATTGAGCTTGACAAAATCAAGAGCATCGTTGTGTGGGCTGGCACGATAAGACAGGGTGGCTTTTCGACGGTTAGAAAGCACTTTATAGCTTTCAGTTAGAACATTTTTTTGGCTGGGAGACGATGGAAGAAGAGATAAGCGCGTTGTTTACACTTTGCGTAACGCCATCGCCAGTAGCGCCATTCGGATACAATGACGAAGCTCCATTTAGAGAGTAAGAGATGTTTTTTAACTTATTAGAAAAAGTGATTTCCGGATACTGATAATCATTGATTTCAGTGATTTCATAAATGTCGGACTTGTTTTCAGGAAGGTACGGAACCCGGTCAATCCGAATCTCACCGTTTCTTGTCTGATACAAAGCCATACCAGCTGCGTTAGCAGAAAGCTGTAGCACATCAGCGTTTTTATACGAAGAATTTCCGTTGCTAAAATCAGTTGTATAGTCCTTCAAAGATTCGTTGATGTAATAGCTGATACCGGAAACATCAAGAAGTTCCAAAGCGTCATAACACATTTCGTATAAAGTTCCGCTTTTCCTTCCGGTGTATAGCGAATCGATTAAAAACACCAAAGCATCGCGAGCTTCAAAGGAAGCAGTAATGCCATTAGAAGGAATACTCCAACTAGAAAGGTAAAACTTACCTCCGTTAATCCATTCAGTCTGTCCGTCCAAGTCCATGCCATACTTTACAAAAACAGCTTGGCGTTCATACAAATACTTGTAAAGGCCGTCTGGGTTGATAGGATTCCATTTTTGGTCGCTGTTATCAACGGAAAAAGAAATTGAATCCTTGGAAAGTTGACCGGAAATCGGGTCTCGCTTTGATTTATGGGAATACGACAGAAGGTCTGTTTTGCTAAATTTCACACGTTGTCCAAATTCCACTTGCGAGATACGAGCTCTTCGGTTTGGAATACACCATTCAAGAATTTCAATAATAACCAAATCATAATTGGAAATCTCAAATTCAATTGAAGTTTCGGTGGAATCGTTGTTGTCAATTTGCTTTTCCAAAAGAAGAGTGGTTCCTTTGTAAGCGGAAACTTTAAATGATTTTGCCCATTCATTTAAAATTTCAGACCAAATGATTGTCAGACCCGGTATTTTTTCTTCGTGGCTTTTACTAAAAGAAAATGTGATGGTTGGATGATTGGAGCTTGATACGCATTCACCGCTTACATAGCCGCATTCTTGATACGGTTCAGAATCCGGAACGATACCAAGATTTCCATCTAAAACCCAAAAATTAGTTTCAGCAGTCGCATAATTTTCGGAAACGGAAATGTCTAGATCAGTAATGGATGCCACGTTGCTAAACACGGTTTGCGAACCTGAACTTGCAATAGCGTCCTGTTGCGCCGCATCATCAGCTGCATGAATAAGTAATCTGAATAAAAGTTTCGGTACAAGCGTATTATTATATTGTGAAAGCCACTTATCGGACGGCTTTACAGACATATAAAATCACCACCTTTAGACCTCAACCAGGCTCAAAGAACAATCCGTCCAGCCCATCACATTCCCGGTGTTTGGGCCCCTTCGCCACATTCCGGCTGTTCGGTCGGAAACATACATCTGACGTGTGGAATAAGAAGCTGTTGCTTGATTGTAAAATCGTACCGTGCAATAAAAGTTTGTAGTGAATGGGCCGATAACGGAAGCCCATTGTTTTGCGGTAAGGTATTTCCACTTGAGAGCCACTTTTGCAACATCGTGTCGAACCACAGAGCCAACAACCTTGCCTTGCACGTTTTCTGCCAGAATCAACGATGGTTGAATCGTTGCGCTATAAGAGGAAGCTCTGGCAAATCTACGCCGTTTACTGATACAAGAGCTTGCATAATTCACCGTCCCTTCCTCAATAGCTGTACACTTCCGTACCCATGATTTGCACGCCACGGTCAGCCTGCTGCTTTTCAACCGAAGCGGTAATCTGCTTTCCGTCGATGAACAGCCTGACTTCTTTACCACCGGTAATTTCATCACCATAGCGCTGGAAAATATCAAGAAACGCATCATAGCAACCATCATGAACTGCGCTCCTCAAGTCGGATGCGCTTACTCCACTTGTAGAAGAGCTTGGATAGTAACTTCCAGTAGATGTCGTAGACCCGGTAGAAGAATCATATCCGCTTGTTCCAGGATAGCTGGAATAATCTTGGTTCACTGAAGATCTGGATCCGCCTAAACTTGCAACAATACCAGCAATTGCGGCGGCGATTGCAATTCCGCCAGCAAGCATCAGCACACCCGTTGGGATTCCTAAACTTGTCAGGACACCACCAATCGATTCCAGCATGCCCATAAAAGCGCCGCCAATAGATGTGATTACCCCAGCAACGCCTGTTAAAATTTCAGGGAATTTACTAACGAGACCTCCAAGTAATCCGTTGCTGATAGAAAAGCCTGCATTTGTAAGTGGAACTTTTAAGCTGGAAAATCCATTGTAAATTTTTTGCCCCAGCTGAGATACGCTTTTTACAATATCCCCAAAATTATTGGTAATGCCTTTCCAGATGTTTTTGCCAATTTGCAATGCAGAATCAAATAGCGTTCCGGCTGCTTTCTTTAGAACGTCAGATAGTTGAGAGATCAAGTCTGCTGCATACGTTTTTACCTCGGAACGATTTTTTTCTCCCATCGCTTGCCAAATAATAGCTGCCGCAGTTGTTCCGACCGTTTTCAAATCTCCGCTCTGCACAGCATTCCAAAGATTTTGTACTGTGCCGAAGAAGTCATTCTGCAAGCCGGAATCAAGCTCCTGCCATTTGCTGTCCAGACCGTTGAAGAAACCATCAACAAAATTCGTTGCGGTGGTCGTGCCATAGTCAATCATCTCGTTGCCCTTCTGCTGAACAACGTTTGCCAGATTAGTCATAGCCTGTTCAACGTAAGGAAGTGCTGCAGTGATACCGTTTGCAAGACCTTGAACAATGTAACCACCAATTTCCGCAAACACAGTAGAAGGGGAGTGAATGCCGAGAGCTTCCTTGAAGCCATTGATAAAACCATCAGTGAAACTCTTAATACCATTTGTAACGGTACTCCATGCATCTTTTAGACCGTTGATTAGGCCGTCCCAAATGAATTTGCCAAGTTTTCTTAATTCGTTCAGGAAGCTTTTTGAACTCACCGACAATGGACGAAATAATTTTTGGAATTTCAATAACAACGGAAGCTATCATACGCTCCCGCCATTTAGAAATAACGTCAAGAGCTTTGAGAATTGCAGTCCAAATATTTCCAGGCAATTCTTCAAAAAACTTAACAACAGACGAAACGATTTTTGGAACTTCGGTTGTTACAGCAACGACCATGTTTCCGACCCACTCCCCGATTTTGCCAACGGCAAAGCCAAGGGCATAGCCGATTTTTTCAGGAAGAGAGCTGAACCACTCGCCAATGCTGTTTATGATGTTCCCAACCTTTCCGGGAAGAGAAGTCATAAATCAATGGCCGCATTCCACTTGGTAACGATAATTTGCTTGATGGCTTCAATGCGCTGCTCAAAAACATTTTCGACATAATACATTTTAATGTCGCTTCTGCGGCAGCATCTGTTTTTTCGCCACTCTCTTTAGTGCCCCATTTGATACCAGCCAGTGAAGAACAAGGCCAATACCAACACCAGCAGCGGCAACGGCTCCAGCAACAGGAAGGCTTGCACCGACAAGCAATGCAACGCCAGCACCAGCAACGCCGCCAAAAATTCCCATCAAAGCAGCAATAATGGTATCAAGAACCGGAAATTCTTTCAGCTTTTCGCCAAGAGAGAATGTAATTCCCGCAAAGGTAATAAGGCCTGCAAGCCCGATAGAAAGCGTTGCGGCTGTACCAGCAGCTACCCCAAGATTGGTAAGTAGTGTGATACCAGTAATAGAGCCGAATGCCGTTGTTAAAGCAGCCTGAATCCATGTGCTTGCATTACCAAGATTGGCTTCGCCGGTACCAAGCGCATAAGTAAGACCTGCAAGGCTTGCCACAAAAGCGATACCCATGCCAAGAGTAATGCCATCCGCGCCCATTGTGCGCCAGAGAACAAAAGAGCCAAATGCGGCGGATACCACTTCGCCTAAAAGCTCAAGAGGGTTTCCACTAGATGCGTATCCTTTTGCAAAACTAAATATTAACGATGCTTCGATAACAACTGTTGCAATTGAAAGAGCCAACTTTTGCAATTCTGTCATCTTAGAAATTGCTGTCGCAATGTCCGTCAGAAAATCAACGATTTTCCACAACGCAAGTGCGGCGGCGATAGCACCAATAATCGGAAGCATATCTTTGATTTTCTGCTTGATAGCGTCAATCTGCTTTGCGAGCTCTTCATTGTACTGCTTAACATATCGTAGCCGGACAGGTCTACATCGCCCAAGATGTTGCCAGCAGATGCACCGCCGCCAGAACCGGAACTCCCCTGTGTGGGATCAATGATGTTCAGTTCATCAAAACCCATCGTGTAGTCCTTGAGGCTTTGGCAGCTTTTTTTTGTCGAATCGGCTGTGTCATCCATTGCGTCACCGATGCCGCCAACGCTGCCAGCACTCTTAGTGAAATCGGTGAACACGACCTTCACGCCCATCAGCTTTGCCACCCACTGAACGAACTCCCGAATGAGCTGAACGGCGGCAATCAGCGGGGGAAGAATAGATTTCATGGCAGGGTAGAGCAAAGAGCCAACAGACTTCGCCAGCATATCCAATTGCGCTTTCAGAATCTTAATCTGGTTCGCAGGGCTCTGGATGGTCTGTGCAAGGTTGCCCTGCACGTTGGCAGTCTGCTTCATAATGGCAATGTAACGCAAAACTGCCTTATCTGCCTGAGACAGGCTAGAAACCTGTTTGTTAAAGCCTAAAGCAAGAAGCTCCTGCTGCAACCGTGCCTGAGACAGATCAACGCCCAAACGGCGAATAGGCTCAATCTCGCCAGAGATTGCGGAGGGACATTGCGGTAAAGGTCTCTGCAACGTTTTTGTTCCAATAGGAACCTTCGTCATAGGCAAGCTGGGTCAGATTCTTGGACAGAATATATGCTTTGTCGCTGGTCAGACCAAACGAAGTACCCAAGCTCTGGATGGTAGCCATGTAGGTCATTGCTTTGGTCGGATCAACGCCAAGCAAACCCTGCATCTTGCTAATGAGCGTATCGGCTTCACCGCTCAGATTGCCCATAGCATTATGAAACAGATCTGTTGCTTCATAGAAGTCATTGAACTTCGCAACAGCGTTGCCAAGATACTCAGCGATAGCTTTCAACGAAACCAGCTTTGCCATGTTCCGCATAAAGCCGTTCATCTGATTGGACAGGCTGAGATAGCTCTTGCGCTGCTTTTCGTTGGCAGCAGTCACACGATTTGCCTGTGTAACCACCTTGCTCAACTGCGGAGGGAGCTTTGCAAATGCATTGCCCACCTTGTCAAGCTGAGATGCAAGGGGAGCAAGAGCAGCAGAAATCTTCTGACAAGAGCTTGCAAAAGAATCAAGGTCTGTTGCTTTCAGCTTGTCGGTCAGATCAGGAACCTTTCCGATTACATTGAAAGCGCTGCCAAGAGCTTTAAGGTTCGATGCGTCCAGAATAGACAGCGGAGCCAAAGCGTTAGTGAGCTGAGTAATGCTTCCAGACATGGAGTAAAAGTCAACGCCGTTCAAGCCAGACACAGCAGCAGGAATCTTCTTGATTGCGTTCACGACCGTGTTGATGCTCTTTGTGCTTGCAGTCGTGTTGACATTGGAAAGCCCATTCAGAAAGCTGGTGATTTTGTCCAGCCCGGACATTCCAGCGGATGCCTGTTTCAGCGTTGCAATGGAACCGGCCAGCTTGTCAAGGCTGTTCACAACCTTTGTGACGTTGCCTTTCGTCCGCAAATTAGAAATGGCGGTAGCGAGCTTGTCGATATTAAGCTCTGCGCCCTGCGATTCCGCAGAAATCTCTACGGATAAGCTCGTAATATCAACATCAGCCATCACTACCACCATCACTTTCCATCATAGAGAACATCATTCTCTTGATTCGCTCCTGCGCCTCAACTGCGCGTTGGTATTCATATTCGTCTTTCTCCTTTTGAGTAATGGGGAATCGGTCTATCCATGTACTTGATGGGCTTAGACCCTTTCTTTCGGAACATATTGCCAACCGTAGAGGAAAGCGCAGATGCCATGTAAAAGCCATTTCTCCATGCTTCTGTGTTGGCTCTGCGTTCCCGTAGTTCCTCTGCGTCACGGTAGACCTTTGCCAGCCAGACATCACCGTGCCAGAACTGGTCGTATGTCATGCCAATGGAGATGTAATAGGCTTCTACATCGTGGAACAGCTTAGAGAAGGAGAATGGCTCCCCCTCTCCGTCTGTTTCTTGAGATTGTGCAGTTACACAATCTCCCACGTTGCGTTTTTTGCAGTCTTGTCCTCAGTGTCAGTTGCCAGCAGAGACTTGGAAGCGTCCATGAACATTTCAAGCAGAACGCCCATCAGGTCTTCCTTATCCTCGATGTGCTGGAACATCTCGTCCACGACCTTGCGTTTGATGCCCTTGTTCCGTGCGATGAAAGCGCCGTAGAACAGGGCACGAGAGTTAGACAGCAGATTGGTCATCTGGGTGTACTGGCCAATCTGAAAACCTGCACGTTCGGTAGCTTCCACGCTGTCACGGGTGAAAGTCAGTTCATAAGTGTTCTTGCCATCGGGGGAATGAAAGTTAATAACCTTAGCAGCCATAATAAATGCTCTCCTTTATAAATAGGAGCAGAACCAAATCCGTTGTTCAGTTCTGCCCGGTTTGATTGATTCGATTTTTGCGGTTTAGCCGCCATTGACAGTCAGGGTCTCGCTGAACTCGGGCTTCTTGGTGAAAATGCAGTTGATGGTCATTTCAACAACCTCGTCCACACCGAAGCCGGACAGACCAACCTGATGCATACCCTGCCAAGTGAAGCCGGAGCCGTCCTGCATTTTCAGGGCGTAGTACTTTACGGCGTTGCTCTCGGAAGTCTCATCATAGCCAGCTCCTTGACCTTCTTGTAGTCAGTCTTGTTGTAGTTGGCAGTAAAGGACTTGGTGTCACTCTGGATAATGCCAAAGATGTTGACCTGCATGGGGTCGGACAGGGTGGTGGCATCCAGAAGGTTTGGCTCAGAGATCAGGTCGGGCACATCCTTGATGTCGCACAGCTTCGTCAGAGCGGTTGCGCTGTCGCCACAATACAGGGTGGTATTCAGACCGGAGATAGCAGTACTCATAGAATGTTTACCTCCTTAGTTTCGGTAAATCATTCCGTCCTCTCCGATTGTTGCCCCGTAGCTGCAATCAATCCGATAGACGGAATTGTTGTACAGCCCATTCAACGGGGCAAACGACTTTCGATAGAAATTGAGCGGTTCCAATACGGAATCCACAATATCCAAAATGTAACGTGCTTCTGCAATGCGTCCGCTTGTTTTGTTGGAGTAGACGCGCACACGCAAGGAAACAGCGGCGTATTTGCTGTGGTTTGCAGAATCACGGTGCTTTGGGACATTGCTGTTTTCTTCTATTTGCACACAAGGAAACTTTTTGACGTTGCTGTCATTGATTTCACCAGTAACGAAGATGTCGGGAACTTGCTTTCGCAGTTCCTTAGCAACAGCCGTGAAAATGGAATTGAAATAATCGATCAACTATTCCAAACCTCCCTCCACGTTACTTCGACCTGAGAAGCCATTTCTTCAACAGCTCCCCACATAGCCATAGCTGCATCGTTGCCATCGGTGTAATTTAACTGGCCTTTTCCATCCACCTGTTTGACAGGTGTGCCAGCATTGCCGGATTCGCCGTAGTAGTACCATCTGCGGTTTGCGCCTTGCCCTTTGCCGTAGGAGCCATGTGCACCAACACCGGGCGGTAGTTCTCCGCCATATCCGTTGTGATGTGCGCCAGTGCCAAACTCGATGAACGCAACTGCCTTTCCGTGCGCTACGATTGCAAAGCCATTTGGCGTTTGTACCGGGTCGTGCTCAACTGTTACGTCATTGTCTCCAGCATACTGTGCGTTAGCAAACCGCACAGTCGCAACGTCAATGCCTTTTTGCGCCAACGCCTTTGCAAACTCCTGCGCCTTTTTGTTCAGGGTGGCCTTGTACTCCTGTATCTGACGTTCCGCATCACGAAGTCCGGCATCGCTCAACCTCACTTTAATTTTCACTTGCAGCCACCTCTTTCAGTGCATACAACGTATCCGTGATATGCTCTGCGACTTTGACCACGATGTAATTGAAGGCTTTGAAACGTCCGTCTGAAACCAGACGTGCGTGCCTCATAAAGTGGTGTGTTGTGCTTTTTGCTGGACGAACTGACAACGTAGCTGTAATCCGTGAACGCTCCAAAAGGGTTTGCTTCCGCAGAACCAGTAGGGGGGCTGACATTCAACATCAGCTTTGCGGGGTCACTCCACGTTTGCGATGTTTCGCCGGTTTCGTTGCCCCATTCGTCCACAACAGGTGTTTTCTCGCCAACCGGGTTCGAATACCACAGCGGGCGCTTGTCCAGCGGGCTTCCATTGAACATCAGCTGATAACACCTACTCTCGGAACCACTTCATTCAGCAGGGACTGTGCCACATCGGAGCTTTCCCACACACGAGTAATGCCATTGTTGGTATAGCTCGTCTGTCCGTTTGCGCCGATGTGGTTGTAC